AGTGGTTGTCGCCGATCTGGTCGATCCAAAGCTGGGTGGTGGTCTTGAGGCGCTGGAACGCCTCGCCCAGAACCTCCAGCACGTCATCCGTGGCCCAGAGTTCTCCGGCGTTCACCATCCATTTCTGCGCCTTGAGCCGGGCGTCCCAGACATCCTTCTGGAGGCTCGGCGGGAGATCACCGGCCGACATCGAGGCCAGGATTTTCTCCATGTCCACGCGCGGCGTGACGAGATACTGCATCGCCTGCCGGAAATCGTAGAGCGGCTGCCCGCCGCGCCGGTTGCCGAGCGGAGGCAGGTTCGCGAGGCGCTTGCGCACGGTGGTCCTGTCCATGCCCATTACGTCTGCCAGGAAGGTCAGGCTGACCGGGCTGTGCAGGGCCTGGACGAGAGCCAGGGTCGTTGTGTCCTTGGTCTTGGACCGCCCGGCGGCCTTGGCGCTGCGGCGCGCGTTCTTGCGGGCCTGGCTCGGCGTCGTGGCAGCGGGTGCCGGGTCCTCGCCCAGGAGGTCGTCTACGTCGTGGCTCATACCCTCGGGGCCTCCTCCAGTTTGCGCATCCAGTCCTCCACCTCGGCGCTGACCCAGGCGACTCGGCGCGCGGAAAGCTGCACGGGTTTCGGGAACTCCCCCGAATCAATCAGGCGGTAGACGGTGGCCCGGGAGACCCCGACGAGGCTCACAACCTCGGCTATTTTCAAAAGGCGCTTGCGCGTCTTGGTCTGCTCGTTCGTCTCAGGAGATGTCATCGCTTCTCATCCGGCTCATCTCGTCTCAGGATATATCAACTGAAAGGTGAAGGACAAGCAATTAGTGGACGGACGACGCAGCCGAACGGTATTCTGGGGCTGGGCCTCGCCCAGGAGGTCGCCTTTGCGGCTGACTGCGGGGGTCAGGTCGTCGTCGCTCCTCCAGCCTGGCCCCCGCAACTTGAACCCACCGCGGCCTACAGGCTGCATACCGCCACTGGCACGGGGACAGGCTATGCGCCGTCCGGTTAGGGTCGCCCTCGGGCGGCCCTCTCATCTTTCTCGGGAGACGGAATCCAGCCAGTCGGCGTAGGTCTGCATCATCTCCGTGCGACCTTCGATATACTGCGCCTTGTTATAGGCCGACCGGACCTTGTTTTGCTCGACGTGGGAAAGCTGCCGCTCGATCCAGTCCCTGTTGAAGCCCATCTCATTCAGACTCGTGGACGCGGTTGTCCTGAACCCGTGGTGGCAATGCTGAGTCTTGGTGCAGTAGCCGAGCCGCCGCAGCGCCATGTTGAACGCCGCCTCCGACAGCTTGCGGTTCACACCCCGGGGCGAGGGCACGACGTATCCGATCCCCCCGGTGTAGTCGGCGATCTCCCCCAGCAGAGCGATCACCTGGCGGGGCAGGGGGACCAGGTGATCCACCGCGTCGGCCCCCTTCATCCTTTCGCCGGGGATTTCCCACAGCGCCGCGTCCAGGTCGATCTCGCTCCAGGTCGCGCCGCGAAGCTGCTCGGACCGGGGGAACAGGTAGGCCGACAGCAGGAGTCCCCACCGGGTCTCCGGCTCGCAGTTCTGGAACGCCCGGATGTCCCGCATCAGCTTGCCGACATCCTGGGGTTCGGTCAGCCCGGGCCAGGAGCCGCGCCGTCGCGGCATCATCGCCCCGCTGATCTTGCGGGCGGGGTTCGTATTCGGGAAGCCTACCGCCTCCGCATAGTCGAGTATCTGGGCGCACCGGGACCGCACCTCGTGGGCGGCCTCGACTTTGCCGCTGTCCTCGATGGGGCGGACCAGTTCAAGAATGTCCGCAGCCGTGACCTCGACCACCGGCTTGTCGCCGAAGAACTCGACGGTCTGGGCGATCTGCCGCTCCAGCTTGGCGAGCGTCCGCCAGTGCGCCCCGCGGCGCTTGCGGTGCCCGAGGTATTGGCTCGCAATCTCCGCCCAGGCATCCGGGCGCTCCCGCGGCTCGGGTGCCGACGGGGAGGGTTCCGGGCGGCCTTTGGCGATCACCTCTGCGGGGTCTTCCCCGCGATCCAGCATCGACTTGGCGATCTCACGCAGAGACCGCGCCTCGGCCAGACGCATGTGGCCCACCCGCCCGATCCGCACATCCTTCTGCTTGCCGGAGAAACGGTAGACCAGGCGGAATGTCTTGCGGCCCGAGGGCAGCACCTCGACGTAGAGTCCGCCGCCGTCGGACACCTTCTTCTTCTTCTGCTCGGGCTTGATTGAGTCGATCTGGACAGCAGTTAGAGCCATAAGTTGAAACCTCCACTAATAGTGATCTCACTTAGCGATTCGAACTACTCCCCACAAGGGGGTTCGAGAATCTGTGGGGAAGGTGAGATAATGTGAGACGAACTGAGACCGTCTGAGGGAGGTTCAAAGTTGAATCTCCCTGTCTCAGCAGGGTCTGAGACGTTGAAAGATCAACTGAAAGGAAGATATGGAGCGGGCGATGCAATCCTATACCCCAGACATTTCAGCTACTTGCACGGTGTGCGCGCTGATTTCCCAACATCCTCCCCACATTTTCCCCTGCTGCGGGGGAACTATTAGCCGCGAAGGGAGAATTGTGGGGAAGACGTTCACACCAGTTCCGCCATGGAAGGCATGGGCTTTATCAGGCTGCGTTCGCCGTCGATTTTGAGCCGCCCGTCTTTGCGGCGGGTCATGCTCAGGATCGAGTATCCGCCGAAGGACCGGCGCGGGGCGTCGGTCAGGTCGTAGACGTTGACGCCCGCAGAGGCATCTTCGCAGGGGCCGGTCAAGACGGCGACGACCGTATTGCCGCCGACCGGCTCGGGGACCACCGCCAGGAGTGAACCGGCACGATCTTCACACTCGACAACTACCACGCCGACACTCCCCGAGCCTGCGTCCCGGTAGAGGGTCGCCACGTCGTCCTTCGGCGCGAACACGACATTGCTCCCTTTCGCCTGCAACAGCCCGGCGAGGATCAGAGCCTCGGAACTGACGCCAGTGGGCGATCCTTGGCTCTGGCGGTTTTGGCCGAGGTCGGAATTCGGCGTCCGCCCGAGCGACAGCCAGACCTCATCGACTTGCAGGATTCGCGCCAACGCCCGAATGTTGTCCTCGCGGGGACGGGCGGCGTCGTTGACCCACTTGTGGATTGCGTTCGCGCTGACCGATATGCCTGCTTCCTTCTCCAGTCGATCCCGCAGCCACGCCTGGCGACCGAACGGGGTGTCCGGGGCGAGGGGGTGCGCGTCGATTGCCATTCGGAGTCTGGCGGAGAACTCTTTGGTCGTTTCTTGCCCCATGGCATCCTACTCCTTTCATACATCTATCCGTCATCTCGGCGAACCTTCGCGCGGTGCGTCGATTGAAACTATCGCGTTGTTCCTCAACCAATATGTGAAAAGTTCCCCCGTGTCAAAAGTTTCGCCGTTGACTTCTCGGGGAAAATACTTGTCTAAAAGTATATGATTCGCTGAATATGAGGCGGCCCGGGGCGAGAGTCCGCTAGATGTTGTGTCCCCCGGCGGGTTCAACCGGGGGCGAAACATTTCGTTTCTGAGTGCGACGGGTTTCCCGTGCGCCGACAAAGATGTCTTTTTGGACAGGCCGGGTCAGCCGGTTCGTGCTTCACGGAGTTGCCACTTCACCGCTTCGGTGATTCTGTCTTGGGTGGCATCTCGGTCCGCCAGGACATCCACCAGCCGCTCGTCGAACGTGCCGCGCGCGAGAATGTGGTGGATGAACACCGTGTCCGCCGGTTGCCCCGGCCGGGGGAGTCGCGCGGACATCTGCTGGTATAGTTCAAGAGACGGGGTAAGGCCATACCAGACCATGTGGTGCCCGCCGTGCTGGAGGTTCATGCCGTGGCCCAGGCTCGCCGGGTGCGCGAGCAGCATCTGGACCTTGCCCTTGTTCCAGTCGTCAATCGCGCCCGGCTCGGTGGCGAGGCGGGCTTTCGGAAACCGCTTCATGATCCGACGGATGTCGAACTTGTAGGCATAGGCGACCAAGAGGTTCGCGCCGTTGATCTCGGAGACCAGGCGCTCAAGGGCGTCCAGCTTGAGGTCGTGGATCGGAACCTCGTCCGTCTCCTCGGTCATCTCGTCCGTGCGGTAGACCGACCCCTGCCCAAACTGGAGCAGCTTGAAGGTCAGGACGCCCTTGTTCACGGCCTCGATGTCATGCTCCTCCAGCGCCAGGTCGCGCTGAAACCGGCGGTAGTCCTTCATCTGCTTTGCCGACAGATCGACCATGATCGGCGGAAGGTCGGGGGTCGTCATAACGGGCGGCAGTTCGACGTGATCGCGAGCCTTGAGGCTGACCATGATGTCGCTCACGCGCTTGGTGATCTCCTCCTCGGCCCAGGGCAGGGGCGTGTATTTCCAGCCCATGTAGTCGCTCTCAAAATACCGCTTGAGGAACACGCTCTTGGTCGTCCCGAGGCGTTCGCCCAGGTCGATCAGGCTGATCTGGCCCCACAGGTCCTGGAGGCCATTCGGAGAGGGCGTCCCGGTCAACTCGATGACGTAGGACATCTCTTTGCGCACCTTGCAGTAGACCCCGAACTCGGAAAGGTTCTTGTTCCCTGTGCGCTTCTTCGCCTCTTTCAGGCGGGAGGATTCATCGTAGACGAGGCAGTCGAACGGCCAGCGGACCTTGAGTTCCCGCAGGGTCTTATAGAGCCAGACGACATTCTCCCGGTTGATGATCGCGATCTCGGCTTTCGGGTCATTCAAGAAAGCCTTGAGCCGGTCGAGACGCTGCGCCGGGGTCATCTTCTGGCCCAGATCGCCGACCAGGCTATGCCAGTGCAGCGCCTGGAGGTGCTTCCAGTCCTTGAACTCGTCGGGCCAGGTCTTTTGGGCCACTCGTAGCGGGGCGACGATCAGGACCTTGCGGACGAGGAAACAGTCCAGGAGCCAGCGGACCGCGGTTGCGGTCGTCACTGTCTTGCCTAGCGCCATCTCGACCGCGAGCAGCTTGCCGGGCAGCTTGCCGTGATCCGCGAACAGTTCCTCCGCCAAGTCGGACTGGTAGACGCGGAGGTCGTCAAGCGTCAACATCCTCGTCCTCCAGGTCCCAGGCGTCGAAGATTTCCCGGCCCTGCTCGATGCTGTCCACGACATGCACATTGAAGCCGCTCGCGAGGAGCCAGTTGACCTCTTTCCGCTGGTGCGGGGACAGCTTCCCGTTCGGGTCCTTGAACTCGATGATGACAAGCTGGCCCTGACCGCGCTTGAACCACTGGTCCGGGCATCCGCGACGGCCGACGAATTGCATCTTGCGCGGACGCCACCCGCGCTTCTTCGCATACTTGCAGACCTCTTGCTCGATGTAGGACTCTCGGCGGTGCATGTCACAGGGCATGGTCGGAAACCTCCTCGATGGTGTCCCCCGGGCCGAGTTGGTTGGGGGCGGGACGACGGGCGAGGCGAGCCACCGTTTCGTGGTCCGCAATCAGCCGAGTGGACCAGATCGCCGGGCCGTTCGGGTTGGACCGGGGGACCTGCTTGAGCCACAGAGTCGGGGCGTCTTCGGGGGGCCGGGTCATCAGTGCAGCATCCCGGTGCCGGGGGCCTCGGGAGCCGGGATGAACACCTCGTAGCGGCCGTCGAAGAACTCTTTGGCCGGGCGCATCCAGATCAGGCCGGTCGCCTCGCAGACATAGGAGACCATCGGCTCCAGATCGGCCTCGCGGGCACCGAGCGCCGTGACGCGGTAGATGGTGCCTCGTTTCTTGTGCTTGAAATACATCGTGTCCTCCGGTCAGGTGGTGGTGGGTTGCGTTTTCAGGTGAAACTGCGAACGAACCTCGGGAAACAGATCGCGGTTGAGGCTGGCAAAGCCGGGCGCGCGGCGCTCGGCTTCCGCATCTCGGGCGAGAGCAGCGTCGATGGGGTTGGAGAAGCAGCCGATGTGTTTCCGGCTGCCGTCTACCTCTAGGTAAGCCCGGTATTTTCCGTGACTGCCGTAGGGGCTGACCCCTATGTAGGGGACCTTCCCGCTCGACCGGCCCGCTCTGAGATTGAGGCCGTTTCTAGCCTTCGGAACCGCTCTTAGGTTCTCGACGCGATTGTTGGACGGGTCCCGGTCGGCGTGGTCTATAACGAAGCCTTGAGGCGGGTCGCCGTGGTGCCACATCCAAATCGCCCGGTGCAGCGGGTAGTGCCCCTCTCCTGGCACCCACACCGTCGCGCGCGCGTCGGGGGCTTTCGGCGTGAGTGTGCCGCATCTCGGCGGTCTCGACCCATCCCGGCGAACTAGCGCCCCGCGCATGTGGTAGCCGCGGTGGAACCTCTCGGCGGCCCCGTCGTAGTAGAAAACATCGCGGATTTTTTGAGCGTCCACCATCGGCTAGTCCTTCAAGAACACAGGGCTGACAAAACCTGCCGCCTTGAGGGGCAGCTTCGCGTTCGCCCAGGACGGGCGAGTGGTCAGACACTCGATCATCGCGTTCAGGTCGCGCTCGGCGCGGAAGATCGGGGAGACGCCGACCGATTGGTCGTGGACATGGAGCCGCAGATCGAGGCCGCGCCGGTCGGCCAGCGTCATGCCGTGCGCGAGGATGTCCCGGGCGACGGCCTGGGTGACGTTCTCGGTGAGTTTGCCGGGGTGGGTCGTGACGCGCCGCCACTGGCCCATCTCAACCTGCTCGTAGGTGATCTGCTTCCGCACCTCGCCCCAGGGCGTCTTGCGGTCGCGCAGGTCGGGCTTCCAGTAGTGCAGGAACCGCCCGCTCGGCAGGCCAATCCGCATGAACGGACCCTTGATGTCGATCTTGAGGTAGCCGCAGACTTGGGGCTTCTTCGTCGTGATCGCCCGGCGACAGGCGCGGTCGAGGTCATACCAGAACGCGACGACCCTCTCGAACTTGGCCCGGAAGGTATCGACCGACAGCTTCGCCATCTGTGGCGTCAGATCGACGCCCATGTTCCAGCCGTAGCCCAGGAGGCCGGTTGCCTCCATCTCCCCGGTGTTCGGGTTCTCCCGGGCCTCGCCCGCACCCAGCATGTAGCCGCAGCCCAAGACCCCAGGCTTCGCGGTGGTCCGCTTGCTCTTGTTGCCCGCCTTCACCTCGGCCGCAATGGCCTCGTAGGGCATCTTGAACATGTCCTGGGCGAAGTCGATGTATGGGTCCAGACCTTCGCGGAACACGCGCAGAATCTTGTCGTCATCCGCGAGCCAGCCGAGGACCACGTTCTCAATCGCCGAGAGGTCGGCGTCCACGAGCAGGTGGCCTTCGGGGGCCTGCACCATCGGGCGAACGCCCGCGACCAGGGCCTCCATCACGTTCTTCCGGGGGTCGTCGGGGTCGTTGTATTTCGCCCACATCTCCTCGACCGACAGGGCCTCGATGTCGGCGGCGACCTCGGGGACGCAATCCTCCAGATACTTTGCAGGCTTCGAGAGGTTCTGAGGCTGGAACCGGCGACCGGACCAGCGCCAGGTGCGGCCCGCGCCCGCGAACTGGTGGCAGCCTCGCAGGGCACCGTCGTCGTCCGTGGCGGCCAGAAGGGCCGGGTATTTCTTGACGCTCGATTTGGAGACCTGGAGCCGGAGTTCGAGAACCCGGAGGACATCGGGGTCAAAGCCCATGAGTTCCGCCGTGCCGTCCTCGAAGGCGTTACGGAACCAGTCGGCCGCGCGCTCGACGTGGCCCTTTTTCAGGTCCTCGAACCAGTAGCCGCGTTCGCGAAGCCAGGGCAGGAGTTGCGACCCGCTGTTGGGGTTGGCAAGGCCGGTGATCTCGGCCATCTCGGCCAGGTTCTTTTTCGTGGTCTCCTCGGAGAGGCGGACAGCGGACTCCACGGCGTCCAGATTGATCGGGATACCGGCCTCGTTGATCTTCTGGTCGAGATGCCAGAGGTCCCATTCGTGATCCGGCATCTGGAACGCCTTGATCTTGCGGTAGATCGACCGCTCGGCCTCCACGTCCTGCCGGTTGTATTCCAGAAACTCCTGCCACTCCTCGGGATCGGTCTCCGCGGTGCAGCGGGTCCAGGGCTTGTGCTTCGACGGCTTGCGCGGAACGCAGAACTTGCGGACCAGCAGCTTCCCGCGGGACATCTTTTGCTTGTCCTGGGGCAGGCCCACGACCTTGCCGCACTGATCCAGGCCGCCGGGCAGGGCCAGCGAGTAGGCCAGCGCCATCACGTCCATCCAGCGCCAGATCGGTATGTCGAGGCCGAGGACGTGCTTGGTGATCGCCATCTCGAACGGCGCGTTCCAGGCGGAGATCGTGACGCTCGGGTCCGCGAAGGCGCGGCGGAGATCGTCGGGCATCGGCTCGCCGTGGGCGGGCACCCATTGCTTCACCTCGCTGGAGCGAGTGGCATAGGCGAGCATCAGAACCTCGGTGGACGGGTCGCGGGCGTAACGCGAGGCCCCGGCCTTCCGTAGGTCGCACTCGGAATAGGTCTCGTAGTCGATGGACAGGATCGTGCGCTTCGGAGGAGCCGAGAACGCCTTGGCGATTTTCGCGAAATAGGTATCGAAGATCATGCGCGCTCCTAGTGGGTGGGAAAGGTGCCCTCGGCGCTGCAACGCGCTGTCCCGACGCGGAGCGCCGAGGGCGTCAGAGGCGGCGGGGGCGGACCACCGCCTCTGATCTCACTCAGTCGAGCATGTCGTCGTCGTCATCGTCCTCGTCGTCCTCGTCGTCATCGAGGTCATCGAGGATCGAGTCATCGACCGGCGGGGCACCGAAGGACTCGCCGTGTTCCACGAACCGGACGAGTTCCAGGCTGGCGAAAAGGCCCGGAGAACCGCCCTTCTTCGTCCCGTAGAGGCGCAGGATCGCCTCGCCGAAGCAGCCGCCGTAGAAGGGGCTGTCCTCGGGGTCGATGGGGGACTTGTCGCGGTTACGAAGATCAACGCGGCGCTTGTTCGACGCCTTGATGATCATCATCCCCTCGTAGCCGTCCTTGGGGTCGCCGTTGGCGTCGAACACGTCGTCGCCGGAGAAATAGCACACCCGGTCGTCCTTGAATTTCATCTTGGCGAACGGTTTCTTGAACTCCTGTTGGCAGGCTTCATCGAGCGCCTTTTCGATCAGGCGGATGTTGCGCTTCCCGTCCTTGGTGGTCGGGTCGATGATGAACGCACAGGAGTATTTGGGTTCCGCGTCCTCGTTCGCCTTCTGCTTCTCAAGCAAGTGGGGGTAGGAGAGGCGGACGCCTTTCAGATAGACTTGGCGGGGGTCTTTTTCTTGAGCCATAGGTTTCACCTTTTGGTTGAAAGTCTGAACGTCAGAACGTCAGATCGGTTTCGCGTTGGCGGGCCTTTTTCAGTCGAGGTCGTCCAGCATGTCGGCCCGGGTGACTGCTGGTTTTGGGCTATCCTCCGGGGCCAGCGAGGGCTTGCCCTCGGCCTGGGTCCAGAGGAGTTCGAGGTCCCCGTGCTGCTCTTTCGGCAGCAGCTTTTCGATCTGCGCCGGAGACAGTAGGGACGGTTCGGAGTAGATTTCTTCGGGGCCGAGCATCTTGGTCAGCTTCGCTTTCGCGCGCTTCTGGCTGATCCAGGTTCGCGCCCCGCGGCGGCCCTTCACCGCCTTGAGGCCGGGGGTCGGGAGACCGCAGAGCGCGTCGTCCAGGACCTGCCCATGCACGGCATCGAGCCATTTCTTGAGGCGCTCGTAGTTCCGGGCTACGGCGGCCCGGCGCTCGGAGTTGAACTTGGTGATGTCCGCCGGGGTCAGCAGTTCATCGTCGTCCAGATCATCGAGGACCAGATCGAACTGCTCCATCGACCAGGCCGCGTAGGCGGGGCAGATTCCCTTCGCCTCGCAGAACAGGCATTGCTTCTCGCCGGGGATCAGTGGTGCATCCGGTTTCTGGGCGCGCTCGAACCCGGCCGACAGTTCCTCGCCGAACTCCAGGAGTTCATCGAGGCTCACGCGCCACTCGCCGCCGCCCTCGTCATTCCGGGGCTGGTCGATCACGATCAGGAACTCGGTCGCGTCGGTCTCGAACCGGGCCACGTTGTCCCAGAGGCCCAGAGCGTAGGCCATCGTCGGCTCGTGCCGCTCCGGCTCCACGGGCACACCCATTCCGTATTTCAGGTCGTTGATGGTGATGAGGTCGTCGGCGATAATCCCCACGTCGAGGGTGCCGAACTGACCGGGCATCCAGCGGCTCAGATCGACCTGGTATTCGTTGATCAACCGTCCGGGGCGCTCCTGGACCCACTCGACGCCGGGGCGGAGGTGTTCGACCATCTCCGCGTCCACCTCGAACGTGAAGCCGTCCGCGGTGATGTCTTGCCCCAGGAAGTCCTCCGGCTCGAAGCCGAACTCCAGACACATTTCGCGGACGTGGTGCGCCACGGTCCCTTCGGCCGCCGCAACGCTGTCCCGACGCGACTCCACTGTCTGGCTCAGTTGGATAGAGCCAGGGCAGCGCAGGAACATCGGAATGCGCGAGGGGCCGTATGGGGCGTGAACGCTCGGCATTACAGGCTCGGGCTTTCCACGCCGACAGAGGCGAGGAAGGAGTCCATGCCGTCGGCGTCGAAGGGCAGACCCGCGCCGATGCAGTCGATGTAGAACAGCAGGGCCGTGACCTCGGCCGGGCTATAGGTGGACCACTCGGCGCGGCCGATGTGCCGGATCGCCAGGGCGGCTTCGCCCATGAGGTTGGTGTCCGCCATCAGCAGCGCCCGATACGCCTCCTGGAGGTCCAAGGCGGTCGTTCCGGTTCGCTTCCGGCTGTCCCAGATTTCGGCGTAGGGGCCGCCATCGCGGGCCTCGGCTTCCGTCTCGAACGGGCCGTCGAGACCGTGGCCGAGCATCAGGTCCGCGATGATGTCCGCTGCCGCATCCTCACCTTCCGTCACCATCGCCTCGTAGACGCGGTTCGCGGTGCCCTCGCAGATGTCGCGGAACGAGTAAGCCTGACGGTCCCCGGACAGGGCGGCCAGGGAGTCCTCGAACTCCTCGGGGGTCATCTCACGGTAGGCGACAGCCGTGCGCGCCCCGTAGAGGGCGATGACGTTGGCCTGGAACTCGTGGTAGGAGCCGGTGTTCGAGATCACCTCGTCGGGAACGAGGTCGAACTGCTCGCTGGCGTGGGTGGCCTCAAGGCCAGCAGACCGGCCTTCGACCTGCACGATTTTGCCGCCGATTTTACGGAGGGCTTCGGCCTCGTTCCTGAACCGGCAGTCGTCCACGACGACGGGAACTCCGTCCATGAGAATGCTGTAGACCTTATCGGCCCAGGCGGAGACCCAGAGATCGGTGCCGATCAGGTTCCGGCCCCACTCGGTCCCCAAGGTCTGCATCGCGTGGCGCGGGGTCTGACCGCACAGAAAGCCGTCTTTTTCCTGTTTCAGGTCCCCTTCGATCCGGCGCTCGATCTCTACGTCGGGCAGGCCCGCGTAGCTGTAGAGCACCCGCAGCATGTCCTTGAGCGGGTCCGCGAATTTGACGCGCTCGAAGCCGACTTTTTCAAGGGCTTCGGCAGCGGTCGATTTGCCAGAACCGGCACGACCCGTGAACGCGATGAGGGGAGGGAGGTTCATGATTCACCTAACGGTTGAAATAGTAGGCACGGGCCACCGACGAGGAACTGCGATTCCGGTTAAGGATGATGTCGGTGGCCCGGCGGGCGGTTAGCCGAGCATGTCGTCCGAGTCGTCCTCGGATTCTTCGCTCGACGCCTCGGCGGCCTCGGCAATAAGGCCGTCGATCTCCTCGAAGTCCACGTCCAGACCGGCGTTCCAGTAGGCGATGTAGCCCGCCAGTTTCGCCAGGTCCTCGTCATCGACCTCGGTCAGCTTCTTCGCGCCCAGGTGGGCGAGGGCAGAGGCGAACTTTTCCTTGTTCGCGTCACGGGTGTCCTCGTCATCCGGCGACATGAAGGCGCGCGCCGTGTTCTTGAACTCGTCACGGTCAACCTCGGCCGAGAGGGTCGGAGCCTTCGGCTTGGCGGGGGCCTTCTTCGCGGGAGCCTTCTTCGCAGGGGCCTTCTTCGCGGGGGCCTTCTTCGGAGCGGGCTTCTCCTCCGGGGCTTCCGCCTCGTTCTCCTCGGCTTCGGTGTCCTCGGACGCCTTGGCCGTCGAGGCTTTCGTAGTCGAGGCTTTTGCCGGGGACGCCTTGGCGGTCGTGCCGCCCTTCTGGGCAGCCTGGGCCACCTCGGCCAGTTTCGTATGGGCGGCGGTGTTCTCTTTGACCGCAGCCGTAAGTTCCGCGAGAGCGGCTTCAATGCTCATGTGTTGCTCCTCACATGGTTGGGTTTGGGACAGATGATTCCGTCGGTGCCCCACCTTGGTAGCTTGTGTCGGCACACAATATCAACCAAAAAGTGAAGGTTCCCCTACAAGATAAAGTGCGCTATGAAGGGGGACGCAAATTTCAACCAAAAGGTGATGCACTCATGTCGAGTAACGACGAACGCCCCAGCCTGCTCAAGCGGGTCGGCAAACTCTACCAACTCCTGGAGCGGGCCTTCCCGGGGCACCGTTCCAAGCAAGATGTGCTGGCGATTCCGCAACTGGCCGACGACCTCGGCTACGCGCACGAAACGCTCTACCGCTGCGTTCGCCGCGACCGGATCAAGGTCGAAGTGGCCCGTAAGCTGCTGGAGTTTTCGCACCAGAATCAGCCCGCGTCCAACCACCTCTACTGGCAGGACCTGGCCCCGTTCGTTCTCCCGGACTACGACCGATTCTCCGATCCGCTCTCTGACTGACCCACCGGGCGCAGCCCTTACGTCACGTCAATCTGGAGGAGCGAATGGACAAACGGCGAATCATCGACACGACCCGCGTGGTCATTTCTGCCGGGCGGCCGACGAACCGCGGCACCGGCCTCGGCAAGGTTGAGCAGACCACATTCACACTGAAAAAGCTGCGCGAGAGATTCGCGGAGCCGCTGGTCGATGTGAACACGCCCTGGTCGAAGTATCTCAAGCTACAGAAGATCGCTAAGGACCTCGATCATCCGAAGCACAAGGAAGCGGCCGACCAGATTCTGGGCATGAAGATGTCCGCGGGGAACTGGACGGCTGCCCGCTACGAAGGCAAGAGCCGAAAGGTCACGGACATCGTTGCCAAAACGATGCTCGTCCTTGACATCGACCACGCGAACCCCGATCAGGTTCTCGACATCCGGTCGAACCTGACGCCGGTCAGCGAGTTCTATTGGCTCGCGCACACCTCCCGGTCGCACTACCCCGAGAAGCCGAAATTCCGCATGGCCTTTCCGGTCTCGCGAGAGATGAAGCCCGACGAGGCTCACGCGGTTCTGCGCCACCTCTCGACCTACCTCCTGGACGACCCGGAGGAGGCCATCGAGATCGTAGACACCGTGACTTTCCGGCCGAACCAGACCATGTTCTGGCCGTCGATCTCGAAGGGCCAGGACTACTGGTGGGACGAGAACCTGGCAGGCGACATCCTCGACGTGGACGAGTTTCTGGCCCGGCACCCCGGGTGGGAGGATTTCGCAACGCTGCCCTACCAGGTCGGTGAGAAGAAGCAGGGCCTCAAGGACCCGAACGTCAAGATGGAGAACCCGCTGGAGAAGCCCGAGCCTATCGGAGCCTTCTGCCGCACCTACTCCATCGAGGACGCCATCGAGAAATTCCTGCCGGAAATCTACACCCCCAGCGCGAGCGCGTCGGATGTGCGCTACAACTACGAGCCGGGATCGGGTCTGAACGGCGCGGTGGTCTACGACGACGGGCTGTTCCTGCTCTCGCAGCACAGTTCGGACCCGGCGAGCGGTCTGCACAATGCCTTCGACCTGGTGCGCCTCCACCTGTTCGAACACCTGGACGAGAATGTCCACGGCAACACCAACCCGGGGAACCTGCCGTCCTATAAGGCGATGGTGGAGTTCTGCCGCAAGGACGATGATGTCGTGGCCGAGGAATACGCCGCGCTGAACAACGTCCTGGACGACCTCGATGACGATGACGAGGACGACGAACATGACTCAGATTCCGGCGATTTTGAACTCGACGGGTCGAACACAAACAAGAAATCTGGCGATCTGAGCGATGAACTGGACGACCTGCCCGAGGAGGACCCCGAGGTTGACGATCTCCTCGGCGAGGAGAAGCCGAAGCCGGAGAAGAAAGAGAAGGTCGATAAGAAATGGCTCGCGAAGCTGCGCCGGAAGGCGAACGGCGACGTTGACCAGAACGCCTCCTACAACGTCTCGCTGATCTGCAAGAACCACCCGGTCCTGAAAGGCCGGATCGGCTACAACGAGTTCACCCAGGACCCGGTTTGCCTCAAGCCGATCCGGTCGAAGAAACTCGACCTGCCGCAGCCCGCGGTGATCCGCAAGGAACGTGGGGGCATCACGAAATGGGCCGAGGAGAATGACATGGCCGTCAAGCTGCTCTGCTCCTACCCGTTCGAGGACGGCGGCCTGGAGGCGGATTTCTCGAAGGACAACATCCAGATCGGGATCGTGGACGCGGCGCACAAGAACCGGGTTCACCCGGTCCGGGACATGCTCCAGGAGTGGCACGGCACCTGGAAAGCCGAGGGCAGCCCGCGCGGGGAACTGGAGCGCATGGCAATCGACCACCTCGGCTGCCCGGATACCCCCTACTACCGGGAGTCGGCGGTCAAGTTCATGGTGGCGTCCGTCGCCCGGATCATGGAACCGGGCTGCAAGTTCGACCAGATGGTCATCATCCGGGGCGAGACCGGCTCCCGGAAATCGTCATACTGGCAGGTCCTGTTCAACGGCTACTGCACCGAACTCAAGGTCGAGTTGAACGACACGGGCCGCCTGATCGAAGCCATGCGCGGCTGGTGGTGCCTGGAGATGGCCGAGATGGTCCAGGCCCGCCGGGCGGACAACGAAACGCTCAAGCGGGAACTCTCATCGGTGGGGGATCAGCACCGCCTGGCCTACGCCCGCCGGGAGACCTTCTGGTGGCGGCGGAACGTGTTCGTCGGGACGGAGAACAACGAGGATTTTCTGTCTGACCCGACCTCGGTGCGCCGCTACTGGATTTGGGTGACGACCAAGACGCGCCAGGACCCCATCGACACGGACCTGCTCATGCAACGCCTCTGGGCGCTCTGGGGCGAGGCTTACCAGGTCTACCTCGACATGCGGGCGGCCCAGCCCCACGGCGACCTGTTCCTCGATCTCAGCAGCCGTGAGGCCATCGAGGAGCAGACCCGGATCGCCGAGAGCCACCGGAAGCAAAGCGTCACCGAGGAGATCGCAGAGGCCGTCCAAGAGTGGCTGGATACGCCTGTCCCGGCCGAGGAGGCGATGGTGGACAAGAGCGGCCTGACGCTCGACGGGTATGAGGGCGATGACACGCCGATGATCCGCAACATGGTGACGGCCAAGGAAGCGTTCGAGGCCCTGGCCGAGGACCCGTCGCTCCGGCGCTACAGGAACGTGCGGCCGGTCCATTTCGGTCACGCCCTGGCGAAGCTGGACGGATGGCGCAGCCTCGGGAAGCAGCGCCGTCACGATCAGGCCCCGGCCGTGTGGTATTGCCGGGGCGAGGACGGCGACCGTTGGGTTCCGGCCCCCGAACCGAGCGACGAGGTGGACGATTTGCTCTCGTGAGTCCGACTCTGAGCAGGACGACAGGATGTAGAAACCCGGCCGGTGAGGTCGGGTTTTCTGCTTTTCAGAGGTCTCAATTTCCGAATATTGCGGTGCAGCATGTCGGCGGCCCGGTTCCCGGTCGTGCTTTCCGGCGCGCTTCGCGCGCGGTGGTCGGAGGCCCGATTTCCGAATATTGCGGTGCGGCATTTCGGGTTGAGGTCTCAGAGTCGGGAAAAATGGCCCGAAACGGGAGACTGTTCCAGTCGGGCGGAGATTCACCGGAACACCGTTTCGGCCTTAAAAATAAGGGGTTTCTGGCGCTTCTGTTCCAGTGTTCCAGTGAGGTTTCCTATTGTCTTTATAGAATCTCGAATAATTTCCGGTGTTCTATATTCGGTTGTGCTTTCCGGGGCGTGTTAGCGTCCCCCGGATATTTTCCTATTTTCTATTCTCTCTATACCCTAAATTCACTGGATCACTGGAACACAGTAAGAAAAAGCCCTTAAAAATAAGGCCGAAAAGCTGTTCCACTGAATTTTTCGGCCACTGGAACGCACTGGATCACTGGAACAGGGGGTGATGCCCTCTAGCTGCGCCGCAGAAAAATTGGAATCCAGGTTCCCGATCTGACCGTCAGCCCGACTTCTGGCACCCGAGATCGAGCGGACAGGGTGGACAGCCCGGACAGACCCGCCTCCAGGAACCCCGGAAACCCGGCTGCCGGTGGGGGTGCGGCCGCAGATTAAGTAAATCGAAAACCGCGCAGGCATCTATCAAGCCGTTTGACTTGAAAAACCGAATATCAAGCCATTTGACTTTAAGGAAAACTTAATCGAGGGCCGAAGGTCGCCTAGTTAGTGTATAAAACTCTCTAATAACGCGCCTTTCTCC